GAGCTGAAAGACGGTCTGTTAAAAATCACACTGGAGCGCATTCTTCCGGAAGGAAAGAAGGCCAGATCAATAAAGATTGATTAAATCCAAGAAATAAGTTCTTCACCGCTGATTTCTTTAGCGATGTTGACCTTGTTCCGAAGGGACTGTATGATCTTCTGGTCTACAGTCCCTTTTGCCATTAGGTCTATATATAATACCTTGTTCTTCTGCCCTATTCTATGGGCACGATCCTCGGACTGTATTCTTTTCTCCAGATCATAATTATTTGAATAGTAAATCACCGTGCTCGCTTCCGTGAGGGTGATCCCATATCCGCCAGTCTGCGTGTTCCCTATGAAGAACCTCACGTCGGAGTCTGGGTCCTGGAATTTTCGTATGCATTCCTGCCTCTTGTCAGCAGGTGTTGCGCCATAGTAAGTGCATTTTGAATTTTCTCCAAATTCAAAAGCTATGTTAGCTTCAATCTTTTCAATGTCATGTATGTAATTCGCCCATATGATCACCTTTCCGGTTGTCTCTCCCAGAATCTGCATCAGTTCATCTATTCTATTGCTGTGGAGATCTATGGTGTGTCCAGCATCAGTTTTCATATGACCGCACGTTATCTGGTGAAGCCTTATCAGCTGGGTGAGGACGTTGACCGCCGTTGTTGACTGTCCCTTGAGAACCGCCATCGCGTTGGCTTTCATGCCGACATACGCTTCTTTCTGTTCATCACTCAACTCTATCTCACGCTTAATGTACACCTTGTCCGGCAGGTCAAGGCAGTCTTTCTTCAATATTCGGTATGAGTGGGGCGATACGAGTTGTCCTAGCTGCTTCAGGTTCTGAAACTTGACTATTCTCTGATACGTATGCGTCCCACCGGCCGCGTTTGACGTGACCATGATTGCGTAGCGTGTTCTGAACGCGTAATAGCTTGATTGTCCCAGTATTTCCGGATCAAGAAAATCCATCTGTGACCAGAGGTCCATGGGCGACCGGGTGACGGGAGAACCAGTTAGTATTCTTCTGTATTTAGTGTCTCTTCCTAATTTCAATATTGACTTGGTTCTTTTTGCCTGTGGATTTTTTATAGTAGTGCTTTCATCCACGATCATCATTGATCTTCCAATCAAAAATAATCTTGCAAAATCAGTTCCCTTCCTCGTGGAAAAAGCTTCAACATTCATGACCATGATTTTTAATTTATAGTCCTCTCCGTTAATTATGTCTTTTAACTGTGCTTTATATTTCTGGCTCGTGGATTGCTTCCAGGCGAGTACTTTCTTTTCTATGTAATCTGGAACATGTACGGGAATTTCTTGTTCCACCCATGTCATGTAGGCTCCTTTAGGAGCTATCACCAGGACACGGTCAATCTTTCCCTTATTATACAATATGCATGCGTTATCCAATGCTATCTTGGTCTTGCCGGTTCCCATTTCTGCAAACACGGCAAATGCTTCCTTGTTCCAGCATTTTTTTAACGCATCCTTCTGATGCTCATACGGCTCTGTTTTAAATTTATACATTCTTATTTCTAATGTTGACTCGCATTATAACATATGCTATAATGCAAATCAAGAAATAAAATTATGACAGTTTACGTATTGCAAGAAATGGGCAGAAATACAAGGTCTGCTGAAAAATTTGGAGATCTTAAAGTTTGTCTTCCGGATAACAGGCAAATGGTTTTATCATCTGGTCCTCTTACTTTTAAATTAAAACAAGAATTAAAGGACTTTAATGATGATGACTACTTGCTTTTAATTGGAGATCCTGCTATAATAGCGGTTGCTGGAGCAATTGCTTCAGATGTAAACAACGGTCGCTTCAAGATATTGAAGTGGGACCGCAATGAAATGAAATACTACGATATAGAAATAGATCTGAGGAGCTAGAATGAATAATTTAATAAATCAAATGGCACAAGATGCCGAGAGCGTATCCCAAGATAACTTAGGTAAAATTGGCGCAGTTGCGACAGATGTCGCAGAAACAGACAAAGAAATAAACGATATAAAAGAACAACTAAAAAAGAAAGAAGAATATAGGAAAAAACTATCAGAAGAAGTTCTTCCTAGTCTTTTTGCAGAAGTAGGTTTATCAGAATTAAAACTAGCAGATGGAAGACTGATATCCGTTAAGGATTATTATGGTGCTTCCATTAAGCCGGAGAAAAAAGCAATGGCTTATGCTTGGTTAAGGAACAACGGATTTGGGGATTTAGTAAAGAACCAAGTCTCTTGTAGCTTTGGGAGGAATGAAGACGAGAAAGCTAAAGGACTTTTAGAACACTTGAATAAAGAGGGATATGAGTCTTCACAACGCGAGTGGGTCGAACCTTCCACCCTTCGCGCCTTTATACGTGAACAGCATGAATCTGGTAAGAAATTACCAATGGATCTGTTAGGGGCGTATGTAGGACAAAAAACAACTATTAAATCTTAATAACTTAAAGAGGAAATATTAATGAATAAAAAAAATAATAACGTAGTCGATGTGGCAGTGATTGCCGAAGACTCTAAAACAGCAAGTGGCTTCGGATCTTTGAACCTTGCAAGGGATACGGCTATTCCTTACATCAGCATTCTTCAATCCGGAAGCCCTCAACTAAACCCATCAAAAGCGGAATACATTGAAACAGCTAAAGCTGGTCAACTGTACAACACAGTGACACAGGAAGCAGTTTCTGAACTTAAAGTTATTCCCGTTTTTTATCACTTACGATATGTGGAATGGAAACCCCGTGAACAAGGTGGTGGATTCATTGCTTCCCATAGTGCCGACAGCGGCGTTCTTGGGAGAGCAGCTAGGGATCCCATGACTAACAAGTATGTTCTTGAGAATGGTAATCACATTGTTCAAACAGCATACCATTATGTCCTTGTTCTCAACAATGGAGGATACCAAAATGCCGTGATCAGCATGGCTTCCAGTCAGCTTAAGAAAAGCCGACGTTGGAACAGCCTGATGCTGTCACAAAAAATCAAGGGTCCGTCTGGGATGTTCACGCCTCCTACATATGCATTTACTTACAAACTAAGTACAGTGAGTGAATCCAATGATCGAGGTAGCTGGTTTGGCTTCCAAGTAGAAAAAGGAGAGCAGGTGACTGATTCTTCCATTTACAATGAAGGTAAATTATTTTCTACTGCCGCGTCAAGTGGCGCAATCGAAGCAAAACCGGAAGAACCAAAAGTAATCGCAAAACCGCAAACACCTGAAAGCAACGTAGACATTCCATTTTAGGAATATCTACTTATATAACTGGGGGTTTTGTGGAAGTTGAGAAATTCAAGTTCATATTTGAAGGTTTGGATATAGCTTATGGTCAGCACCAGCCCAATGGGTCACGTGCTGACGGTAAGCAAGAAGGCCAATCTTCTGTTGTTAGAAAGGAGGTAATGGATGAACTCTGGGAAAAACACCTTAAGGGTGAGGGTCCGTCTCTTGGGATTATTCCTATTAGGGCTGATAATACTACTAAGTGGGGATGCATTGATATTGATGATTATCCTATTGATACTCATAGTCTCATTCTCAAAATCAGAAAATTAAAACTACCATTAGTTTACTGCAAGTCAAAAAGTGGAGGTGCCCATCTCTTCTTATTCATGAAAAATACAGTCGCTTCGAAGACCATGAAAAATAAGCTTTCCGCTATTGCAGCATTGCTGGGCCAATCAAACGCAGAAATATTTCCAAAACAATCAGGAATACAGCCGGAAAAAGGGGAGGTGGGTAATTTTCTCAACCTTCCATATTATAATGCAAAAAAGACAGTGAGATTCGCCATTAAAAATAATGGAGAATCCGCAAATTTAAACGAATTTTACGCGATGTATGATAAATACGTTGTCGGGGATCTTGATAAAGTCAACATCAAAGGAGACGAGGAAGCCATAAAGGACGGTCCACCATGCCTGCAGGCGTTGTGTGACCAGGGATTTCCAGAGGGAACGAGAAATAATGGACTGTTCAATATTGGAGTTTACTTAAAGAAATTTGATCCCACCAACTGGGAGAAGCTGCTGGAGAAGTACAATCAGAAATACATGGAGCCACCATTGGACCACAAGGAAATTTCCATCATAGTTAAACAGTTAAATAAAAAGGATTATCGCTATAAATGCAAGGATCAGCCAATTGTTTCCTATTGCAACGCCTCCGTGTGCAAGTTCAGAAAATACGGTGTCGGAAAAAACAATGTAATGCAGGAACTTGGAGTCTTAACCAAGCTGGATTCCAAGCCACCCATATGGTGGATGGAAATTCCAAATTCAAATCCTGAGAAACCTGATTATAAAATTCAATTGAGTACAGAACAATTGCAAAGTCAACAAAAATTTCAACTGCGTGTCATGGAGGATACAAATAGCATGCCGCCGTTGATGAAGAATTCGGACTGGCAGCAACAAATCGACGCTAAAATGAAAAAAGCCCAGATTACGCCAGTCTCGAGTGATGGATCTGTGTCCGGACAGTTTTTAGCTCACCTCCAGGAGTTTTGCACTGAAAGGGCGCAGGCCAGAACTAAGGAAGAAATCAGGCAGCGCAGACCGTGGACGCAGGATGATACTGAAGCGCCGGATTATGGCACGACATACTTCAGGCTCAAGGACTTGCACGCCCATCTTATAAGGAACAGGTTCAGTCACTATGGAAACAGCGGACAGATCATAGCGGCGCTGCAGGACGTCATTCCAGGGTGGAATGTAGAAAAAGCGCAGAAGTTTTTCAAGATAAAAGGAAGGGGCGTGAATGTATGGGGCATTCCGTCTTTTGAGAAACAGGAAGATGAACATGAAGTAAAATCAAAGGAGGAGTTTAATGTATTCTAAAAAGACGCCATACCGTTCTAAAGAATCCATAGCGTACAATAAAAAAATGAAACCCATATGGGATGAAAAATACTTGAGGTCCGAGAAAGGTTTTTTTATGGAAATTTGGCACACTATTAAGAAGAGGTGTGATAAAAATTCATATTGTTGCAGGGTAGGAAAAAGAACATTACAAATTAACAATGGAATAAGAGGAAGAGACCATCTTCTGGAGTTGTGGGAAAAGCAGAAGAGACTTCTCGGCGGACCCTACTGCGCATACACCGGTGTCAAGCTCACAACTGAAAGAAATAATGGAAAAGGGTACATCGGGAGTACAAACACAAACATATCAATAGACCGCATCGACCCAAGGCTACCATACCAGGAGGACAACATAGTGTTCTGCTCATGGGAGTTTAACGACAGAAAAAGCGGAGTCACCCCTGAAGACTGTAAAAAAATACTGAAGGTACATAAGGAGCGCCATGCCGGAAATTAACATCATACTAGGCCCACCCGGCACGGGGAAGACGGAGAACCTGCTGCGGATCATGGACCGGGAACTAAAGGAAAAGACTGCGGATCCAGGAGAGATAGCATTCGTCACATTCACTACAAAGGCAGCAAATGAAGCATCCAAACGGGCACAGGAAAAATTTAATTTAACCGAAGATGACCTTCCTTATTTCAGCACTCTTCATGCGTTTGGAAAGAGGCAACTAGGAATGAATAATTCTGAAGTAATGAGGGTAGCGGATTATAGAAAGATGGCTGACCTGTATGGAATTGATCTGGAATATGTAACACAAGACTGGGAAGACACGGGAATCATCCACACTGACAATAAATTTATCAGGGAGATAAATAAAGCTAGAACTAAATGCATGGAGCTGGATGAATATTACAACGCCTCTTATTTTAATTTTGATCTGTATGATTTACTCAAGGTATCCAAGTCATTGGAAGAATTCAAACACAAAAACAATAAATATGACTTCACAGACATGCTCACCCAATGGGTAAAATTTGGTCCTACTCCTAAGTTAGAGGTGGTCTTCATAGATGAAGCACAGGATCTTACCAGATTGCAATGGAGCATGTGTGAAAAAATATGGAAAAATGCAAAGAGGGTTTATATCAGCGGTGATGATGATCAGGCAATATACAGGTGGGCCGGTGCGGACATAGAATATTTTATCAATCTTAAAGGAAAAGTGACCACGTTGAAGTACTCATACAGATGCCCGCAAGCCGTGCATGAAGTTGCATCTTCAATAGTGAGTCGCATTGGCAACAGAAGAGAAAAGATATGGAACCCAAGGAAAGAAAAAGGTCTCGTGGAACTGCATTCATTCGCTGATTCAGTTGATCTGAGCAGTGGCAAATGGCTGGTTCTCGCGACCTGTGGTTACATGTTCAAGGAAATTGAGGAAAACTTGCAGTACAAGGGACTGCCTTACAAGATAAAGAACAAGCTTCCGGTGGATGAAGAAATTTTATCAGCAGTGGACGCATGGAAAAAATTACAAAAAGGCGAAAACCTTTCTTACGAGGAAGTGGGATATATTTATAGCTATCTCCCAACCAAGACTGGAGTAGCACATGGCTATAAAGGATTGAAATCATTAAATGAAGATGAAACTTATGATCTGGAACAATTAGTTATGAATCATGGTTTGTGCACTTCAAGTGAGCACTGGGATGAAGTATTTGAAAAAATAGGATCCAGTAATATCAACTATATAAAGTCCTTAGAAAAAATCAATCCGACTTTATCTGCCGAACCTAATATAAGCTTAAGCACCATTCACATGGCGAAGGGTGGTGAATGTGATAATGTCATGCTTTTAACGGATCTGTCACCTGCCAACCAGGAGGAGATGGCAATTAATCCTGATGACACTAATAGGGCTTTTTATGTGGCAGTCACGCGTGCAAAGAGACAGCTGCACATCGTGGATTCACAAAGTTATGGGGGGTTTGAAATATGAGCGCCCACAAGAAACAAGTAGGTGGGGATCACTATAAGAGAATGGCCATACAACCGAGTCATTACATAGTCAGGAACAAGCTTGGCTGGTATGAAGGAAACATCGTCAAATACATCACCAGGCACAGCATAAAGGGTGGAAAGCAGGACATAGAAAAAGTTATCCACTATGCCGAACTGCTCCTAGAGGATCAGTATCCGGACGATGAAGGAATGAGAAGAGGAAGAGAAACGTGGGAACACATCAAAAAACTTAATGAGGAAAAAAATGAAACAAAATGAATTCATATTCGCTAATACCATAAAATCAGAGTGGGTTCACCCTACTGAATTTCCATCCATGAAGGGTCATCCTGTAGTGGCTATTGACTTGGAAACATGTGATACGGATCTGAAGAAAATGGGCCCAGGTTGGCCTAGAGGAATAGGCAAAGTCATAGGCATTGCCATATCTGACGGTCAATTCAGTGCTTATTATCCTATTGATCATGACGGTGGTGGAAATATGGACAAGAAAGCTGTCCTAAAATACATTAAATCTGTATGTGAAGACGATTCAATAGACAAAGTGTTTCATAATGCGCAGTATGACATTGGGTGGCTGTGGAGAATAGGAATAGAAGTGAAAGGATACATACATGATACAATGATTGCGGCAGCTCTCATTGATGAGAATAGATTTTCTTATGCATTAAACAGCATAGCATCTCAATATCTAGGAGAATATAAAAACGAAGCTACCCTTAAGAAAGCTGCGGCGGAACTGGGGTTGGATCCTAAGAGTGAAATGTATAAGATGAATGCACAATTTGTAGGGGAATATGCTGAGGCAGATGCTAGGCTAACTTTACAATTGCATGAAAGATTAAAGATTGAAATAGAAAAAGACTCTCTTCAAGGTATATACGACATAGAATGCCGACTTATCAATGTCATATTCAATATGACTAGGAAAGGCGTAAGAGTCGATATGACAAAAGCCTTTACTTTAAAGAGCAAGCTTAAAAACAAAGAGAAAAAAATTTTAAAGAGAGTGAAAGATCTAACAGGATTTTATGTGGATCTGTGGTCAGCTAGGTCAGTTGCGAAGGCGTTTGACACACTTAACCTGGAATATCCTATGACGGAGAAGACGAACGCTCCCAGCTTTACTCAGACATTCCTGGAAACACATGCGCATGAACTTCCTAGACTCATTACAAAAGCAAGAGTATTTAATAAGTTGCAAGGAACATTCATAGATGGAATCGCAAAATACATACACAATGACAGAATACATGCCCATATAAACCAGATAAGGAGTGATACAGGAGGAACAGTCACAGGAAGATTTTCCATGTATTGTCCTAACCTGCAACAGATTCCTATAAGAGGAGAAATGGGTGTAGAAATAAGAAAGATTTTCATACCAGAAGAAGGAGAGGAGTGGCTTTCAGCCGACTATTCCCAGCAGGAACCTAGGCTCCTTACGCATTTTGCTGTTCTTAATAAGAACGACGGAGCACATGAAGTTCAACAAGCCTATAAGGAAAAAGACTTGGACTTTCATCAGCAGACCGCTGACATGGCTGACATCCCAAGAAAACTGGCGAAGACCATAGGTCTGGGGGTTATGTACGGAATGGGATACAAGAAGATGGCCGTTGATTTGGACATCACACCATTGGAAGCAAAGAATATTTTAAAAGAATTTAGAATCAAGGTTCCTTTCATGCAGGGAATGCTGGAAGACGTGATGAACAGAGCCAGTGCCGTGGGTACCATTAGGACACTCCTGGGTAGGAAATGCAGATTTGATCTCTATGAACCTTCATGGTTCACCAGGGAATTTCATAAAGCTTTGCCACTAAAACAGGCGGAAGCAGAGTACACCACAGTAAAGAGGGCCGGAACCTATAAAGCCCTTAACAGGTTGATTCAAGGTTCCGCGGCAGACCAAACCAAGAAAGCCATGGTTGATGTGCATGAGGAATTGGGGATTGTCCCTCTCATACAGGTTCACGATGAACTTAACTGCAGTGTCAAGGATAGAAAAGAGGGAGAAAAAATCAAGGAAATTATGGAGACCTGCGTAGCGCTTGAAGTTCCTTCCAAAGTGGAGTATAAAGTTGACCAAAGTTGGGGTCACGCAAAATGATTGATTTAAGGCATAAAATGGTATATAATATAGGAAGAAATAATGAATAGAAGAGTAGGCTACAGGGAACAGGGAAAAAAGAAGAAAGGCTACACTAATAGCCCCACTAAACCAGGATTTGCAATAAATCAGGAGCAGATGGAGTATGAGAGAAGAAAACTTTTGGAAGAGATGTCTCACAAAGTTGACCGCAAGAAGCTCAACAACATGGCGGCGGTTGCGGCAACGCATGAGCCAGTCTACAAGGACGAGGAAGGAAACGAAAAAGAGCCAGCAATGCGCGTACTTTCGCTCGGAGCAGGGGTTCAGTCATCCTGTCTGGCACTCATGGCGCAAGAAGGACTGACGAAACACAAGCCTGACTGCATGATATTCGCTGACACTGGATGGGAACCATCCTTCGTCTACGAGCACGTGGAGTATCTCAAGAAAGCCATCACGATTTGCCCAATCTACACGGTGGAAAGAAGCAATTTAAGAGAGGATCTTATTCGTGCGGCCAACCCCATTAAAGGGGGGAATGAGGAATGGAAATCTTTCGCAGGAAGGGTGCCAAATCCTCCGTTATTCGCGGCGCGACCTGGTGGAAAGGTTGGAATGCTCTACAGGCAGTGCACACATGATTATAAAGTTATCCCCATCCAGAAAAAGATGAGGGAGTTACTCGGCATCAAACCACGACACCGAGTCAAGAAAGGAACAATCGTCGAACAATGGATCGGCATATCCACAGATGAAGCAATGAGAATGAAAAAAGCAAGGCTTCCATGGTTGGAATCCCGTTGGCCATTGATCGAAATGAAGATGTCGAGAGCGGACTGCTTACAGTGGTACCGTGACATTAAAAAACATCCTATGCCAGGCAAGTCCTCGTGCATAGGGTGTCCTTATCATCACAATGACCAGTGGAAAAACATGCAGAAGAATTATCCCAAGGACTGGGAGGATGCGTGTGAAGTTGATGATGCCATAAGACATGGACTGAAGAATACAACAGCTGAATTGTTTTTACACAAGAAGGCTGTGCCATTGCGAAGCATGAATTTTCTGGAACCACCAAAGCAGAAGGACCTGTTTAAAACCTTTGATGATGAATTCTCCGATGAATGCGAGGGTCTCTGTGGCGTATGAGAAGGGAGTTGACTATGATCCGAAGAGAGTCAGGCCTGGCCCTAAGGGAGGCACGGCGCCTGAATTCAAGTGTTTCAACTGTGATGAATGGTTTGACGGCAATGAATGGAACTATTCGTTCTCTAAATCGTGGTATCCTTTTCTTAAATATGAAAATAACTTTTTATGCGGTCCTGTATGCTCTAATGAAATTTCTGAGAAGCATAAGGACGAGTACGTGGGACCTGGTGAAGATGAGTAAGGCGGACTTAAAGAGAAAGAAACACAAGGGAAGGCGCAAGGTCGGATCCAATAAGAGAAAAAATCGCAGACGCGCTCGTCTGGGATTAAGAATAAGGAGGAAGTAATGAAACCAGAATATATAAAAAAGAAAAAAGAAGAATTGATAAAGCAGCACAATACTCTTAAGGATAAAATGGATGAGGGCAAAACCGCGATCGCAAACATGCAGGCGCAGTTGAATGGTCTTGTCGGAGCGATTCAATTGTGTGATGATTTCTTAAATAACCCCGAAGAGCCTGAAAAAGACAAATGATGGACGTTTGGGACCCAGGAAAAGAAAAGACTGTTTTAAGCCAAATAAAAAAGGCCATAGGAGGCCTTATATCGGGTCTTAAGGGAATGACCCGGGTATTTGTACCCGGGATTTTAATCATTTTTTACTTTTTCATCTTCTTTCTGCTGTTGTCCGGATGCGCGTACTTTAAGAAAGAAAAAAAGGATGAAATAATTGTAACCGACCTGTCCCCAATAGAATTCATATGCAAAAAAATAGATTGCGGGGACGAGGACATTGATAAATTAGTGGAAGATGAACAAAACACCATAGCTTGCATCAAGCTGCAACCGGAGTGTAAATCTAATGAGTAAAAAAGAAAGAGACAGGGAATGGAAAATAATGGAGCAGTTCACGCACGAGTGGATATATCTTGTAAGCATTCTGGCTGTCGTTGTAATAATAATGTTGGTGCTTAAAGATGTGGTTTAAAATTAAAGATTATTTTTATTTCCTATGCGAGCGCTACGGAGGAAGGATCAGCAACTGGGCGTGGCACAAGAGATGGAACAAGAGAAACAGAAGGAGGTACAAGCATGGGTAATACTGGAAGACCAATGGAATGGAAGCAAGAAGACTTAAAGCTTGCTGGGGAATTGATTAAGAATCATACAGCGGAGGAAGTTGGAGAAATTTTTAGCAAATCTAAAAATTCCGTCCTCGGTGTTCTTTACCGGGAGAAAATAAAAAATGGATATGTTCCTCCCGCTGATTCTAAATATACGAAACCCCGAATGCGATCACGCTTCA